ACTGGATGATGTTGTCTGGCCTACTAAACCATAAGGGGGCTTATAGATGACACGAGCAAGAGATATTGCAGACCTCGTTGATGCCAATGGGGACATTGTTGCAGGGGCATTAGATAACGTCCCAGCGGCAGACTTGGTGAATGACACTACGCCCCAGCTTGGGGGCAACCTTGATGGGCAAACAAATACTTTGGGAAACGTATCCCTTGTAGGTGTGGGTAGCTCAACCACTTCTGGGCGTTTTGGTTCTGGCCTTACTGTTCGCAATAGTGTTCCAGAGGTTCACTTAAAGCGTGATGACGGTAATGGCGAGGCGGCTCTTCTTCTTGATAACGCCTCATCCACACAGCGTTTATTTGTAGGCACATACAACGCTAATCAAGAAACACACATTGGCACTAATGGGGCGCAACGAATTGTTGTTGACGCTTCAGGCCGTGTGACGACGCCTAATCAACCAAGCTTTTATGCTAGAAGAACTGTTGCTGGTGATAATAGACCCACAGGAGAGTGTACAGAATGGGCTGTCTCTGGTACTGGCTCTTTTAATAGAGGAGGCCATTTTAACGCATCAACTGGTAGGTTTACTGCACCAGTTGCAGGAGCATATCTTTTCGCCGCAAATCCTGGCTATAAGCAACAAAATATAACTTTTAATTGGTACTGGCAAATCAACTCAAGCAATATACAAGAAGGAGTTAGGGTTGTGGGTGGATTGACTAATCATTCGACGTTTACTGGTGCTACAATTGTGAACCTTAATGCCAACGATTACGTTTCAATAAATATGAACTCGCTACATCATGTAAACGTAACTTACAACAGTTTTAGCGGCTATTTATTGGGATAATAGGAGAAACAAATGCCAAATATTACAATTTCAGTTACAGACACCGAACAAAAATGTCTGGAATATGCGGCGTTGTCTCCGTCCGATTGGGCTGACAATGCTGTCACAAACAGAGCAAGAATTGCAAAAGATGAAATCATTGCGGCACTTGTCGCTCACTGTAATGCCAATGGTATCACCATTGCCACAGGCGAGGATGCACAAGTAGCACAAGCCTATGACCTAGAGGTTGTAAAGACTGCGGCTGTGCGTAATGCAGAAGCTGAAGCGGCAACACCTTCAGGTGACTAATGAAAATGTCACAGCAACTAGAGCCTGAATTAAGAGTTCAGATGGAACTAGATGCTCACGAGAAGGAATGTTCCATCCGCTATGAGATGGTGCATGGAAAACTTGAGAGCCTCGACAAACGTATGTGGCGACTTGAAGCCATGATTATGGGGTCAACGGTTATTATTGTTGGCCTAGCATCATCCCTGTTGATGAAGATGTAAAGTATGCAACACGTGTTCTTGCTCCTTGTCTTCATTGGGACAGGCGAGTACAGAGCATTAAACTCTAGTGATATGTATTTCGCTAGTATTGATAGATGCAATTATTTCGCATCCCAAATATCAAAACGATACGGCAATTATAGTTACTCTGACTTCGTAGATGCGAAGGACAGGGTGACTGCGTATTGCATTCCCAAACATATTAAAATCGGAAGTGTGGAGGTTTATTAAATGATTGACCCAGTGTCGGCCTTCGCCGCCCTCTCTGCGGGACATTCCGCAATTATGAAAGGCATTCAGATGGGCAAAGATTTGTCCAAACTTAGTAATGCCGTGTCGCGGTATGCACAGGGTGAGGCTGAGTTACAATTTGGAGCCGCCCAAAAGAAGAAGTCTAGGTTTTCTCTGGCAGAAGATTCTGCGATTGAGAGACACTTTCGTAAAGAAAAGTTAGAAGATATGCGGAACGAACTGAGGTCAATTTTCCAGTTATATGGGAAGGCTGGTCAATGGGAGCGTCTTCAGGCTGAAATAGCTAGTGAAAGAGCCAGAATACAAAAAGAATTAAACTTAAAAGCACATAAGAAAGAACAACTGCAAATCTGGTGTACCTTCATTGCGATGGTAGTAGTAGGTGGCGGTGGTTTCCTTTGGTATGTGCTTTGGCTCAGAGGATTATTATAAATGATTAACGTATTACTACAGGGGCTTTTTGGCGTAGCCAGTAGCGCAGTCGAGGGCTATATCGACACCAAAAAGGCCAAGGCAAAACAGAAACTTGTAAAAATCGAAGCAGAAACCAGCCTCATGGAAAAGAAGATTGCTGGTGAAATTGATTGGGACAAAGAGGCCATAGCTGGCTCAAAGGAGAGTTGGAAAGATGAGTATCTTACAATCTTGTTCAGTATACCACTACTACTATGCTTTATACCCTTCACTGTCGAATATGTTGAGAGAGGATTTGAAGCGTTATCTCTCACGCCAGACTGGTACAGGTACACGTTAGGCATAATCGTAAGTGCGTCTTTTGGCATCAAGGGTGCTACTAAGATGTTCGGAGGCAAGAAGTAATGCCTAGACAGATTACACGATTAAATGAGGGTAGTGAGATTACCATTCCCCTCAGAAACCTAGTGTCCATGATTGCTTTTACAGCCGTATCGGTTTGGGTGTATTTCGGCCTGACCGAAAGGCTATCCTTCCTTGAGCATGAACAAGAAATGATGCTCATAGAAATCGAAGAGAATGACGATTGGATTGATGACTTCCAACCTCCAAAGGAAGTTCAAGACACTGTTAGAAGGGTACAAGAACTAGAGATTGAGCTTGCCAAGATGAAGCTCGTGTTATCACAGGGAAGAATATGGAACTAGAGATAATAGCTGTCTTCCTACAGGTTCTTACCCTTCTCGCTGTATGTGCAAACACAGCAATCAACATTGTTTATAGAATGAGAAAATAACCATGGTTAACTGATGGAATCTTATAATTGGAATGAATGGATGAAAATGTGGGACATGCACGACAGGACTACCCCAGAGAAAGCTAAATTGAATAGAGAGCGCAATGACCAGAACCAGAGATTACAAGAGGGAATACGCACAGTACGGGGGGACGGAAGTACAGAAGAAACGCAGAGCGGGTCGAAATGCCGCGAGGCGTTACGCAGTCAAGAAGGGGCTGGTCAGAAAGGGTGACAACCTTGAAGTAGACCACCGTAACTTTAACACGTTGGACAACAGGCCAAGCAACCTACGTATTCAACATAGAAACATCAACAGGAGCAGACAATCGTGACAAAAGTATCAGACATACTCAACGAACTACACGAGGCTACCGCTGTTGAACTATTGGGACGCATCAGGTCAGGCGAGGCAAAACCCGCTGACCTTTCAGTTGCCGTAAAATTTCTAAAAGATAACGGTATAGAAGCTATTCCAACAGACGGTTCAATACTCCAATCGTTGCTATCAGAACTACCATTTGACGAGGACGAAGAAGACCTTGAACTCATCAAAATTAACTGATTTTCGTAACTTTTTATTTCTTACTTGGAAACACCTTAATCTACCTGAACCGACTAACGTCCAGTACGACATCGCTTCGTACCTACAGAATGGCCCAAGGCGTCTTGTTATTGAAGCCTTTCGTGGTGTGGGAAAATCCTACATTACTAGTGCCTTTGTAGTACACCAGCTTCTTCTTAACCCAGAGCTAAAGGTTCTTGTGGTATCAGCCTCTAAGAACCGCTCCGATGACTTCTCTACGTTTACTCAGAGATTAATCAACGATATGCCTGTGCTTCATCATCTGAAGCCTAGAGAGGAACAACGAGCAAGTAAGATATCGTTTGATGTTGGTCCCGCTGGCCCCAGCCACTCCCCTTCTGTTAAATCAGTAGGTATCACAGGACAACTGGCTGGTAGCCGCGCAGATATTATTGTAGCTGACGATATTGAGATTCCAAACAACTCAGCAACACAGATGATGCGTGATAAGCTAGGTGAAAGCGTTAAAGAATTTGATGCTATCCTGAAGCCTGAAGGTCGCATTATTTACCTCGGAACACCACAGACAGAGATGTCACTATACGAGGAACTACCCAACCGTGGGTATGAGGCCCGTATATGGCCCGCCAGATACCCCGTAGAGGCCGTTAGAAGCCGCTACAGTGGTCGTCTTGCCCCAAAGGTTGCAGACCTACTAGACAGGGACGTAGAGGGACTCACAGGGCAACCTACAGACCCTAAGAGATTTACAGATGAAGACCTCATGGAACGGGAGTTGTCCTATGGACGCTCTGGCTTCAGTCTTCAGTTCATGCTCGACACAAGCCTCTCAGATGCCGATAGGTATCCGCTGAAGCTCAATGACCTTATCGTGATGCCTCTGGATAACGACAAAGCTCCTGAGAAGGTTATGTGGGGACGTAACCCACAACACGAACTCAAAGACCTACCTAACCTTGGTCTTGCTGGTGACAAGCTGTACGCACCACAGGAGCGGGTTGGCTCGTGGTTAGACTACACGGGCAGTGTGCTTGCGATTGACCCCTCTGGTAGAGGCGCAGATGAAACAGCATACGCTGTGGTAAAGATGCTTAATGGTCAGTTGTTTGTTACTGATGCTGGTGGTGTTAGCGGTGGTTATAACTCAGAGACGCTACAGCAACTTGCAAACATCGCAAAGAAGGGCAAGGTCAACGAGATTATCATTGAGAGTAACTTTGGTGATGGTATGTTTACCGAACTGTTCAAGCCTATTCTGCATAAGTTCTACGAGGTTACAGTGAGCGAGGTACGCCACAGTAAACAGAAGGAGCTACGTATCGTTGATACGCTAGAGCCTGTGATGAACCAACACAGATTGGTGTTTGACCCAAAGGTAATCGAAAGGGACTGGCAGTCAGTACAGAACTACAGCCAAGAGAAAGCCCCTAAGTACACGCTAATATACCAGATGACTCGTATAACCAAGGAGCGCGGTGCGCTTGCTCACGATGACCGTCTGGATGCTCTGAGCATGGCAGTAGCCTATTGGGTAGAACAGATGGCCTCTGACGCCGACAAAGCTATCGTAGACCGCCGTGAGGAGCTTCTAATGGATACTCTGGAGCGTTTTAGTACCAATACGTTGCTCAAAAGAGATAGAGAACCTGTACAAAGCACATGGTTCAGCATTTAATGGACACTATAGGAGGGGGTCAATACACATTATAGTATACCTATAGTGTACTATAGTAGGGTTATAGAGCCAACCAACCTAGTATAACCCCCCTCTTCTAGTCTATTTTGTTTGTTACACCTTGGTAACCCCGAATATTTTATAGAAAAATCTGAAGGGGTAACGCAGGGGTATGCGCGGACGATGACCCCCATGGGGGTACTGGGGGCGCGTGTCGTTAACAAACAGGCCGCGTGGGTGCCTGTATTGTCACATCATTGCCACGAGACAACCAAAAGCCTAGCAAAGCCGCACATCACAATGGTCTTATAGTCTAATGCGGGTTAACCGCGGTTAACTCATGGTTACGACAAGCCCGCACCAGTTAACCGCGGTTAATTCGCTTGTTTGTTATTGCATCTGTTTTTTTTTGTTATGACTTACCAATTAACAACGCTTGCACAAGTGGAACAGTTTGATATAATAGGTTCAACAAAGAGGGGAAAACCCCAATTAACTTAACCACGGTTAACCCGTAACAAACACAAGGAACCACGATTATGACCTCTTACTTGAAAAACTCCGAAGCCCTAAATGCACAATTTGAAGCCGCGCATATTGCCGTTGCTGATATCATTGAGCTTCAGGAAAATGCTGAAACTGTTAGCGGACAAATAGGCACCAAAGCCGACATTCTTTTTGATGAGATTGTTCGTATTCAGAAAGATACTGACCAACCAGTAAACCAGATTTTCAATACACTGGCTTACCTATCGGGCCATGATTTCTATCAGGATTCGGATGGTAATCCCGATGCCGCGGGTAAAAAGAATAACCGCGATTGCCCATGGCCAAAAGGCACGCTTTCAACATATCGCGCACAATGCCAAAAAGCTGAAAGACCAACAGCCGATGGCGGACTTGCAACCCGTGTTTCTGAATTCCCAGACTTCAAAACACTGCGCGCCGATGTTAACCCGCGGGTCAAAAAGACCGATGAACTACTAGAATTAATTAAGCGTTATCGCAAAGAGCTTTCCGCCGATGACGCGCAACACGTTGACGTTGACGCCGCAAACTACATTGAGAAATACGTTCGCGCTATACTTGAAGAACGCGCCGCCAATGCCGCGGCAAAAGAGGCGGAGACAAAGCAAAAGCCATTGACCAAAACGCAAGCGGACAAGCGGACCAAAACGCAAGCCGCCAAGGCCAGTGTGAAATCCAACGCCAAAAGAAAAGCGGCATAGTAAAAGCGAATCAATCAGCCC